TCCTAGGCTTCCTCTTTCGATTTCTCCTAGCCCAGTGGGACGAAGGGTCTGCGTTAGTCTATCCATATTAGTATAACTACTAAATTGAAATAACTAACTAATTATAGGAGAGGTTCCTCTAATACTACAACAGAATAAATTCTGTTATAGCGTGGTTCAGCACCACTATATATTAGCTAAAACTTCATATCCTATAACTACTCCCTCAGTCAAGTCTTTGTTTTAGTACAAATGTGACAAACTATGTTACATTAACTAAATCAATTCTCGACTCGTCTCTCTGCAATGAAAGGAGGAACAGATTTTGAAAGATCTGAAACGAAAGAGAGGACTTTCAATGGAGACTCAACATCAACTTCACGCTTTCTTTTCGAAAGATGTGAACTGAAATGAGCTTCCACTGATAACAATAACTCTAATGCTTCTAAATGATCGTCTACGGTTATTAGTTGATTAAAATTTATAGATAAAAATTTTGATAACTTATAATCAATAGAACGATTATGAAGAGCAAAGGAGAAATAATCAAAGACATCCTTACCAAAATCAGTACTAGACATACCTTTTGGGTATGACATAGTATCAAGATTAGGTATAAGATAGTCTAAAGTCTTTCTCGTTTGATCATAGGAAAATCCCAGCTTGGATCATTTGTGTTTACCTAAAGCAAGTTTCTTTAGGATAAGCATAATAATCCAAACTTCTTTCTTTTTCATCAACATTTCCCGTTTACGGGATAATGTTGTTGTTACCAGTCCTTTTACAAAGTAAGCCTCTAAAATTGGATAAACCAAATTAGAATCAATACTAAGTAATATGGAGTGATATCAAGATTGAAGTGGCACTCTTACATTATTAATTAATGAAATAACATAAGTATAACTAAATACTTTGTTATTTACTAACATAGTTAATAATGCAAGATAACCAGGCATGAGATTCCCTATGTCAAACTTACTTTTCCGTAATAGTCCTTGAGTATATGAGGAGAATATATTTTTCCCGATTCCCTTTCTTAAAAGGAAATAGAGAATATTACATCTTCCCATAAGAGACCGAGAACTTGATAAAAATTGCTTTCAGGATAGAGCTGATACATCAACTCCATTTCTGATAGTAACTTTAGCAAATTCAGCAGTCTCATTATTAGCAATTACTGATTTACTTAGATTAATGGAAACGCCTAAGCATTCCATAGTTTCTAAATAAATCACTGCCACCTTTTTATCAAAGATGACAATATCATCACCTAACAATTCATAGTCATCAAATCAAACAGATCCTTTTAGAGGATAGGCTTGATGAAATGCTAATTGAACTATTAAGTGGTGTGTGATTGCTAACATTGCTCAAGAACTAAGTGCTCCCATAGGTTGACCAACTGCATAAGTTAATAATTGTTCCTTATATAAATAAGGGCGATTATAAACTAGCAGGTCTGCCCAGTGTTTAGAAAACTCAGCATCAAATAATGATGTTAAAACTGAGATTTGTAATTTTAAAGGTAGACGATCTGTAGCAGCGGATAAATCATATCCAAAACTACATTTCGCTCTCTTTAATTTTACTTTAACTCTATCCACAGAAGCAGACTGATTAAAAGTTGCATCATTAGGAATTTGCTTGAGAATCTGAAAAAGAAAATCATGCAACCCTTTAAGAGCAATTTGAGATCAAAAGTCTACCATGGCGAACACACGGATCTTCCCTGCTGGTTCAACTTTCTCACATAATTGACCCATTGGAATAAAACCAAATTTTAAGTCTGCTTCTAATGAAACATCCTTAATATGTTGATAAATATTCATTTGGGAGGAAAGAACAGGTCCTATTTCACGTAAATAATTTACATAATTTAGGAGCCTATTCTGCCCTGAGGTTATTAAGAAAGATTGAAGCGTTTGGAATAAAATTATATCCATAGCTAATAAATCTGCAAAATAACCTTTTCAACTAGATGAGAAAGTAGGAGATGCTTTACTAATCATGAAAATCTCTGATTCTTTAAAAGGATGTCCTAGAAATGGTTTTAACCATTTTCTAGAACTAACCTTAAAAAGTTCAATAAGATTCTCAGTAGTAGTAACATTTCCTGTGAAATCATCTGTTATTGTAGCTAACTTAACCACTCCCTCTATAGTAATAATTCTATATAGAGAAAATAGTGTAAGTCAGAAACGAATAACAGTTGAGGAATCCTTCATAATCAATCTTCTATCAGAGATAGGGATGATATGAGGGAGACCATTAGCTAATCTCGGAAGAGGAAAGTCAGGATTTAGTTCCCGACAAGATTCAACCGGATTATTAGCTAATTTCCGCTGAATAGCTAGCTGTCCTGTCTTTAAATACTGAATAACGAAAACTCCTCCGTGCCTCTTATTTAAAAATAAAAGGTAACGGAAGAATTTAAGAATAAAATTTAGTCTAGTAGCATAACCTCTCCCTTTAGTTCCTATAGAATTTAGAATTCTAAATCCATAGGTCTTAAAGAGAGCAAATAGTTCAAAACTATTAAGGCTTATCATATTAGTGCTAAAAACAATGTCTTTAATAAGAGAGATTCATTTAATTGAATTTTTACTTTTAATGTTCATTGATTTTATTTTTAATATTTCGCTGTTCAGGAACCGAAGAACCTGGACGACAGATAACCAGCCGCCTCAGACCCAAAGCCCAAAGATAAGATATAATCTTCGAAATTATATCCGTTTCTTTGAGACTTTGTAGACCTATCAAGCCCTATTA